GGAAATAAAAGAAATAATAAAACAAGAGATACAAAATAAAAACACTAGGATAGTTTCAGTAATATTAAACATTGACAGTGATATAAACTCTATAGATTCAGAGATTAAAAGATTGCAAGAGTTAAAAAGGGTCAAAAAGAATACTCTTGATAGATTAAAAAGCAATATAAAAGACTGTATGGAATTACTTGATACTAAAAAAGTAGAAACATTTTTAGGAAATATAAGTATAAGAAAGTCAGCAGGTAGCTTAGTCATAGAAGATGAAGAAAAGATACCTGCTATATATAAAACAGTAGAGCAAGTTGTAAAAGTAGATAAGAATACCATTAAAGACTTTATTAAAAAAGGTCATGAGGTTGAAGGTTGTAGGATTGAATATTCAACTACATTAACAACTCCAAAAGTTAAAAAAGAGTAGGTGAAAACTATGGAAAATAATAATATTTATATAAAACTTGTGAATATACAGAGTACTTTAAAAGCTCCTAAAAGTCAATTTAATAGCTTTGGTAAATACAACTATAGGAGTTGTGAGGATATACTAGAAGGTTTAAAACCTATTCTAAAGGAAGAAAAAGCATTAGTTATATTGGATGATAATATTGTTCAGATAGGAAATAGATTTTATGTAGAAGCTACAGCAACTTTAATAGATGCAGAAACAGGAGAGAAAGTATCTACAAAGGCATTAGCTAGAGAAGATGAAACTAAAAAAGGTATGGATTTAGCACAAGTAACTGGAAGTGTATCAAGTTATGCAAGAAAGTACGCTTTAAATGGATTATTTTGTATTGATGATACAAAAGATAGTGATGCAACAAATAAACATGGAAATGAGCAGAAAAAAAAAGAAGTTAATGAGAGTGAATTAAATACACTATATTCGCTAGGAGAATCTATAGAAAAAGATAAAAATAGAGTTGATAGTGAAGTATATAAGAAGTTTGGAAAGTTAGCAGTAGATTTGACTAAGCAAGAGTATGAGAAAGTTTTAAATGGATATAAGAGCATTTTAGAGAAGCAAAAACAAGAGTAGGTGATAGTATTGGGGATTATAAGAGTAAGCAAAGACAAGGATAATCCATATGTAGTTTTAAATAAAACTTGTTTGGAAGATGTGAAATTAAGCTGGCAAGCAAAAGGTTTACATTCATATCTGATTAGTAAGCCCGACCACTGGAAAATCTATGTTAATGACCTTTGCAAGAGAAGTAAAAATGGAAGAGATGCTACAGCAAATATTTTAAAAGAACTTATAGAAAATGGATATATAACAAGAAAACCTTGTAGAGATTCTAATACTAATAAAATGCTTGGAGGGTATGATTATGAAGTATATGAGATACCACTTGAAAATCCTCAGAAGCTAAAATCCCGAAAAACTGATTTCCCGGAAACCGGATTTCCCGGAAACCGGGTTTCTCGGAAACCGGAAAACACGGAAGTAGTAAGTAATGACTTTAAAGTAAATAATGATATTACTACTATTGTTATTAATGAACAATCCAATAAAGACAAAACCACCTACATAAAAAAATACTTTGAAAAATATATAGGTGTGATTACTCCTAATAACTTTATAGAGTTAATGAGTTACTTAGATGATGGAATGGAAGCTGATGTAATTATAAGAGCTATTGATGAAGCAATAGCAAATGGAGTTAAGAATTATAAGTATGTAAAGACAATATTAAATAATTGGATAGAAGCAGGTGTAAAAACTAATTTAGAACTTACAGAGTATCAAAATGAGTTTGAGAGGAAGAAAAAGAATAAACAGGATAAGAAGCAGTCTAATAGTAAAGCTGTGAATACTCCTAATGTGAGTAAAAATAAGTTTCATAACTTCAATGAAACATTTACTCAATATTCACCTGACGAACTAGATGACATAATTAAGAAAAGCCAAAAGGTTAAATTTAAATAAAATTAAACTTCTAGGAAGTAAATATCAATATATTGCTTCCTAGAAAGGGGAGGTATAAATGGCGAGAATATATGCACAAAGAAGTGGTTCTTTAAATGAACAAGATAGATTGGAATTATTAAGATTACTTGGGAAAGCTGGATATACAGTAAAGATTGCTAGAGAGAAGCAAAATAGCAAGACAACTTATACTTACTTTGTTGAGTATACAGAAGAGCAAGAAGAAAAATAGAAGGGGGCTAGTTAAATGAATACAATAACTTTAGTTGGAAGATTAGTTGCAGATGCAGAATTGAAGTACCTTCCAAATTCGGGTACTCCAAAAATAACCTTTTCAATGGCAGTAGATAGAAGGTTTAAAGATAAAAATGGAAATAAAATAACTGATTTTATTCAATGTGAGCAATTAGGAAAACATGTAGAGAATTTAGTGCAATATCTTGTTAAAGGTAAACCTATATATGCTGTTGGAGAGTTAAATATATATAATTACAAAGATGAAAATGGTTGCTGGAAATCTATTACTAAAGTTAACGTGAATGCTTTAGAATTACTTTCTAGTAAAAGTGATAGTAATAATCATAAAGAGCAACAGGAATATATACCACCAGGACTGGACCCACAAGGTTTTCAAGCAATAGATGATGACGATATACCTTTTTAATTAAGTTAAATAATCTAGGGAGTAATTATGCAATATTACTTCCTAGGAGTTAAAATATTGGAGGGATGGAAAATGGAAGAAGAGTATAGAAAATTTTTTTTAGAGCGTAATGGTGAGAAAATTGAGATGGTACAAAATTGCGAAGGAGCAATAAAAATAAGCTTAAATAATATAAAAACAGATAATTCGCATAGACCTTGGAATTTAAAGGCAGAAGGAACAGCTACAGTGACGCTATATCTAGGTAAACTGCTTTTTGAAGAAATGCTGTGGCTTAAAATATTGTATTTATTAGAAGTTATAGCAGAAAAAATGATGATGGGGGTATTAGGAATAATTAGAAGTCAAAATAAATTAGATTTAATGAGAGTTAATAGAGTTGAAATAGATAGTAGATATGTATATGCAGTGTTTGAAGGTGAATCAAATGTTAGAGAAATAGGTAGGTATAAATCAGAAGAAAGAGCTATTGAAGTATTAAACAGAATACAGGAGGCTATTATTGCAGGAACTAAGTTTGACATTATAAATAAAGACGGGGTTAGATGCAACAAAGAAAAAGTGTTTGAAATGCCAGTTGAATAAGGAGGGGGCTGAAATGTTAAAGGTTGAAAGATATTTTAGTGGTTCTGTTGCAGATAATATATTTGAAGATGATTTGACTCTTAGAAATTATTTAGCACTATATTGCTGTATCTATGGAGTAAACAAAAATGGAGAACTTGTATTTCCAACACGTGGAAAAATGCTAATAGAGTTTAATGTTGATAGGGATAGAAAAAAGAGAAAGAAAGCTTCAAAAGTAAAGTTAATTAATGTCAAAACTGGTGAAGAAAAAATATTTGATTCTATAGATAGTGCAGCATGTTTTTTAAGACTACAGAGTCAGGCAGTTTACCAAACAATTAAAAAGAAAACTAAAACAAGAAGTGGCTGGAAAGCTGAATATATTGAGGAGGAATAATGGAAGTTTCAAGGACTGAATACACAATTAAAAGAGCAAAAGAGTTATATGATAATGGAGAGGATATATTTATTGCTATAGATAAGGCTAGAGAAGAATATGAGGAGATGGTTAAAAGTGAATATCTTAGCTAGTGTGATATTAGTAATAGGAAGTTTTATAGCTGGTAGAGTTTATGAGTATAGATTGAATTTAAATGAAAATGATGAAGCTGATTCAAAAGTACTTTTAGATGTTTTTAATGAAATTAGTGTGTTAAGAGAAGAAAATAAAAGTCTTAAAGAAAAGTTACAAGAGAAAGAGTTACTATTCATCAATAGATTAATAGATTTTTTACATGATAAAAAGATATGCGAATGTTGTATTTATGACTGTAAGATTGATGATATTGAATATGATTGTGAAGATGGTATTAAAAAGTGGCTTGATAGCGAAGAACTTATATTTGAATAGAAGAAATATCTAATTAAAACAGTTTAGAGAGTTGCAAAATGTTTTTTAATAAAATTATCATTGAGATGTTTTGTAACTCTCAAAAATGAAAATAAGGAGGCGTTGTATTGCTTACATTTTTAGATTTATTCGCAGGGATAGGTGGCTTTAGGCTAGGGATGGAAAAAGCAGGACATAAATGTTTGGGACATTGCGAATATGATAAATTCGCAAATTTAAGTTATAATGCCATGCACAAACCGAAGGAGGATGAATGGTTTGAAAGAGATATTAGAGAAATTAGAACAGAAAATATCCCAAGAGCAGATGTCTGGTGTTTTGGATTCCCATGTCAAGACATTTCTGTTGCAGGGAAACAATTTGGATTCAGAGGAGAACGTTCAAGTTTATTTTTTACAGTTACAAAACTTATTAGAGAACTCAAAGAAGAAGATAGACCCAAGTATTTACTTATTGAAAACGTTAAAAATCTACTTAGTGTTAATGGAGGATTTGATTTCCTCAAAGTTCTCGTTGAACTGGATGAAATCGGCTATGATGCAGAGTGGCAAGTTCTTAATTCTAAAAACTTCGGAGTACCCCAAAATAGAGAACGAATATTCATTGTTGGACATTTTAGAGGACGAAGTACACGAAAAGTATTTCCTATCGAAAGAAAAAGTGGAAAAAATCTTGAGCAACTAAATAATCCAACTCATAGTACAAATAGAATTTATGATGCAGTTGGAATTGCTAGATGTATTAGAAGTCAGGCAGGAGGTGGAGGTGCTAAAACAGGTCTATACTTTATAGACTTAAATAAAAACTCTAAAATAACAATAAATGCTAGATATCTTAAAACAAAATATAATGCAGGTGTGACAAATAGAAATTGTGATAATAGTGGAGTTTTAGTTAATGCAGTTTTAACGCCCGATAGGGTAAATAAAAGACAAAATGGTCGTAGAATTAAAGAAAGCGGAGAACCAATGTTCACATTGACAGCTCAAGATAAACATGGAATTTTGAAAAATGGAGATATAAGAAGGTTAACACCAAAGGAATGCTTTAGGTTGCAAGGATTTCCGGATAAATATTACGAAAGAGCAGCAAGTGTATGCTCAGATAGTCAACTGTACAAACAAGCGGGAAATGCTGTTACTGCAAATGTTATATATGAAATAGCAAAAAGAATGGGCTAAAAGTTGCAAAATGTCTTTTAGTATAAATTATTGTTGAAGTGTTTTGTAACTCTCAAAAACTAAAATAAAGGGGGAATTAAATTGCAAAAATATAAAATTAAATTTGAGGAAAAAGTGACTTTAGAACATGAAGTTATAGTTGAAATACCAGAAGAAATAAGTATAAATGACATTTGCCATTGTATAGAACAAAAGTGTCAAAGAATATATGATATAGCAGATTATATAAGAGAATTTAATGGGAGACAAATAGATTTTACAGAAGATACTTGTGGAGGGACTGAAATGTTAGTTGAATCATTTAGAAAATGAAAGTAGTGAGCATATGACTAATAAAGATATGTGCAAGTCAAAGAATCTTGATGAAAGAGAAGTGTATAAGAGTTTTGGGAAAGAGATTTGTAAATGATAAAGGAGATTGTGAAAGTAAAGATTGTGATGCAACATATGAAAATTGGTTGGAGAAGGATGCTGAAAGATAATTATAAAAATAAAGTCAAGGTAAGCTTGTGAATGAAACTAGAAGTCTATAGACTTACTTTGACTTATAAAAAGGAGTGGTCAATATGGTTATTACAGAATTTAAGGTGACTTGGCAGACAACTAGAGAATGGGAAAAAGGGAACGTGTACAGCTCTATATTTACTAATTTAGAAGAAGCAAGAGCTTTTAAAAAAGATGAGGAAAATATAAAAGAAAATTATAATGTGAAGCTTTTAAGTAGAGCTATAGTCGAAATCGAAATAGATTAGGTAGGTGTTTT